GCCAATCTCATCATCTGAGAATGTATGCACATGCTTGCAAGATGACATCTGTTGTGGAGCTGAATCCAAGCCTACAATTTTGCGTGCTTGTATCTCATCAATAGTTGGAAAGGATGCCAATAAAACTTGCAATGCAGCATCTGGAGTCAATATTCCTTCCTTGATTTTAGCAACCACATCAATAAGTGATGCAATCTGAGCTCCATTCAATGCACTTTTAGCAACATCCACTGGTGCATCTGTTATTGGTTGGTCAGTTGTTGGCTGTGCTGGTGTAACTTCAGTCGTACCAATTGGTGTAACGTCTTTTAATTTAACAACTCCAGTATCTCCTGACAGCTTAACCATATAATTAAGTATCCATTCAATTCTTTTTTGTCTTGTATTAACATAAGTATTCTTGAATATCTCAAATAACTCAGCTGATTCAGCCGCATTGAATGATCCTTCTGGAGCAACTCCAAATAGTGATGGAGATACAACCGCATGAGCCACAAGGATATTTTGCTGAACACTTGACTCAAGAGATTCATATCTTTTATCAAGGTCATTTCCAGTTAAGCTCTCAACCTTTGGAGCTTGATCTGCGGATGGTGCAAATGTTATGATGATATCACCACTGTTCTCAATGTTGGATGCTGGTCCTTTGATTTGATTCTTGAATGACTCAGCCTCTTCTTGAGTCTCAGGGAAACCATCCATGAATGTGATCATAGTGCCCGATTTGAAGCCGTTCTGCAGTTCATAGCAGTGAAACTTGGCAATGTCAACATCAGTCTGAATGGCTGTGATTCCACCTTGATATGGTGGTTTAGGATAGACTCCATGCTCTTTGCGAGCCTTCTTTGCTGGATCCTTGTAATATAAAACAAACGATCCTACTTTATTGTTCTCATCAAGAGCTGGAATAGTTCTAAGATTTGTCTTCTCAGCTGATTGCTGTTGAACTGTCCAGTCATCTGATAGATAATACATTCTTTCATCTGATGATATTCTGATTGCATCAATACCAAGATACTCCCACACAGCAACTCTGGTCCCTTCTCTATTCCAAGTACCTTTGACAGCGAATGCTCCAAACAATTCATAATCAAATGCCAATTGCTCAACAATCTCATTCATGTTGAAATCAGAGTAAGGATTAGCAATGAATCTTGCAAGCTCACCAGATACAACCTCAAGACCTCCACCAGCAATGTAGTGAGTTTTATTCTTGATGATTCCTTGATGCCAAGCTGATCCATTAAAAAGATCCACTAAAAAAAATGGGTAGTCATTCTTTTTTCCCCATTTGATAAAGCCAAGCATTCTATCTTGCTCCTCAACTGGTAGGATAAAGTCCTTTCTGAATGACATTGATTCTAACTTACTCATATATGTTGAATGTTATGTTTGTTGAAAATTCTGTTGATGGTGAGTCAATGGTAAATACATGAGCTCTGCCTTCCTCAACCAAGCCATCTGATAAGTCAGGATCAAGATTGGTTGATGATGTTTGTTGATAGATTCTATATGTGTAGTATCCATCGTAATCAAAGGTTACATCCACCCCATCTTCAAGCAAAAACTCATCATATCTTGATATGGCTGTGCTTAAATTAGGAAGGATGCAATAATATTGCAAGAATGATTGCTCATGCTCAAACTCAAACAGATAGTAAACTGGACTAACTGTTGTTAGTTCCGTTACTGTTACTATTAGATTTGAAGAGCTCGCCTTCTGTATTCTCAACATTTTTAATTAGTTTAGGTTTCTTTCTCTCGAATATATGGATCAATCCAATTGATTGGTAAAAGTCCTCTTGGCCTCTTTCAATAGTTAACCATTTCTTGAGGAAATTTGACCACTGCATTGTGCCAATGTATTTCTTTAATATTTCCATAATTCAAATATACAAAAAAAGGAGGGACACCGCCCTCCCTTCTATTAAGAGTTTAATCAATTATTAAATTGATGGAGATTGTTGTGTCAATAAAGATGCGTAAACAGCTGGATCAACATCTGGAACTGCATCATTTTCCAATCCACCCATGATGATATCGTGACCTAATCTGTCAGACTTAAGAACACCAGAACCATAAGCTGAAGCTTCAGCAATCTGAAGGCCTTCACCAAATCCTAATGCAACATAAGTACCATCAGCTTTCTCAACTATTGCAACCACTTCATTCTGCCCTAATAAGTGAATCTCTGAACGCAATTCCTTTGTATCTGATGCTAAGATCATGGTCAAAGTTTGCTCATACCAAAGAGTTCCGTTACCTTTGTTCACTCTGATTGGGGCAGTGTAACTTGATAAGTTAGATTTTAACTTATATAAGAATACTTCACCAGTAACAGTCAACGCAGTAACCTCATTGTCAGCAATTGTGGATGCAGATACATTACCTAATGGGAACAATAACACTGACTTGATACCACCTTTTCCATTGGTACAAGCTCTGTCATTATATCCAGCTGTCATTAAACATGCCATAAAGCTTAAATTTTTTAATGTTTATAAAATGGGAGGAGTTACCCCCCTCCCTTATTAGTTATTAGTTAGGTGAACCAGTTCCGTTCCACACTCCTATTTGATTCAAGAATGGCACCTGTACACCAGCTCTGAACTTAGATCTAATATATATGAGGTCGTCATCCTGGCTGTACCAGAGATCAAAGTTCTCAAAGTCAGATGATAAGTCAGTTCCGAATACAAATTGAGAAGCTCTACCAGTGTAGATATTATCAAGACCATTCAATCCGTTAACCTTAACAATTCTCATGTTAGTTCCTGGAAGGATCAACTCATTCAAGTCACCAATGTTAGCTGGATTGTAATGGAATAAGTTATCATCAACCAAGTTCTTAGTCAAGAAATTAAAGTTCTCACGACCTGTGAAACAAATGAAATCATTAGCTTCAGCAACATTTGCTGGTGTGTTTACGAAACACTCATAGAATACATCAAATGCATTGGATGCAGAGATTGATGCAACTGATGATGTATTCAAATTCACACAACCATTTGCAGTCGTAAGGAATTGACGGAATCCGTTCATGAATGCCAAGTTCCCAGAACCTGTTGACTTGTTACCTTTCCAGATTAATTTATCCAATTCGAATGAATGTAACTGTAATAAGTAATTAATGATTTGCTGCTCAAATGGAAGAGTTTTATCTTCAGCTGATGCACCTGGACGTAAACCTAATTGAGTCCAAAATCCATCAAGATCTTTCTGACAAAAAGATTTCATATATCCAAGAGTCTCAACTGCAATAGCTCTATCAGTGAATACAGTATCTCCTGATGGAGTCATTGTACAATCACCAGCTTGGTAAACAACTGAGTCATCCATTAATTTCAACTCTTGAGATCCTTTAATCCCTTGTTGAATTGTTACATATTGTAATGTGCGAGCCTCAGTTACTGACTTAACAATTAAGTCTTCTCTTTGCTCATCAACATAAGCTGCAAGACCAGATACATCCCAGTCGAATTTTGTGCGTAGATATTTTTTTAACGACATTTTTATTATACTTTAGAATTTTTCAAAAACATTTGTCTGGCTGTCAAGTTGCCAACTTTGCTGAACTTCTCAGCTTCTTTGGTTTCATTTGATGGTTGAGCCTTGAAAGTCTCGAAATCACTTTTCAAAGTGGTCAACTCATTAACCAAGTTTCTGTTTGTCTCTGCAATAGTCTTAGTCATTTCAGCCAATCCTTCGACAGCTTTGCTGAATGCCTCAAGCTTTGCATTTACTATTGATTCAACTTTCTCTGCACTCATTGCCTCAGCTGATGTCTCTTCGACAGCAACCTCACCAGCATCTTCATTCATTCTCTCATCAATAATCTCAGTGATGATACCTTCAGCATCAACCACAATAGATACACCAGCAAGCTCACCGCTTAATGCGTGAGTTCCTTCTGGAGCTGGAATCATTTCACCATCAGCAACAACAAAGACTGGCATTCCAACCTCAAGAGCTTCATACTCTATCACTGTAACACCATCTGCTAATGTAGCCGATTCAAATTTTTCCACTGACTTTGAGAATTGTGCTTTCATTTCAGCAATCAATTCCTTAATGGTAGTTAATTCTTTATTCATACTTTATTATATTTTATTGTTCGAAAATCCCTAATTCTTTTAGCTTAGCCTCTGACCATCTTTTTGCAGCAAGTCCTCCCCATAACAAATATGAGATTGTTCCACATGCAGATTGGTCACTCTCATCATAATACTCCTCAGCTCTTGAGAGATAAGAATACATTCTTTTGATGACAGCCACTGAGACAGTCTGACGATTAGCTAATGTTGTTGCTCTCAATCTGCCAACTCTTGTGGCACATTTACTTCCATACTTCTGATTGAGCTCAATTCCTTTCTTGGCATTGTTGCTCACAGCCTCTGGATAGTCATTGTAAAATGTGATATATTCCTGGACCTTCTTAAGCTCTTGATATATGGCTGTGAATTCATGCTCCCATCCTTTGCCAGTCTCAAGCAATTGGAAGACTCCCTCAATTGAGAATCCTGTAAACATGCCAGCCTTGGCCGCATCATATACATCCTTATTGGTTACCTTATAACTCACAATCCAAGAGCCATCATTCTCATCCTTGAATCTTTCTGGAGCTGTGAATCCTTTTGACTCATCAATGATGTAGCTCATGATCATATAGATTCCATCAACCACTCTCTTGCTGTCATGCTCAAGATTGACATTGTTGAAATTCTCTCTCCTTGCATAATCAAAGACGATATCCTTGATGGATGATGGTGAAAAGTTCACATAATACTCCTCACCAGTTTGAGGATCTCTTCTGAATATGGGTGTGTTCGCAGATATAGCAACTCCAGTGATGACTTGCTCCTCATCATTAAACTGATAAGCAATCTTTTTGGAGAATGTTTCAAATGATTTCTCATGTGCAGGATTGGCCACAAGGCTGTTGAATGATACTGTTGTTTCTGGATCATCCAAATCAATGATAATATCATACAGAGGTAGTTCTCTAATCATATATTATTATGTATTTTTGTTCGAAATGAAATTTGTTTATCCATACCACAGCAAAGCTGAGTCTGACTTTGAAATCAAGCAATCAATTGCAATGGTCCTCAGTGTTTATCCTGAGGCAGAGATATGGACTGTTGGCAAGGCTGTGTCTGGTATCAACAACATTCCTTGCACTCAACACAATAACATCAGAGGATGTGATGTGACCAATAGAATGCTAACCTTTGCCAAGAAAATTGGAGGAGATTTCATCTATATGAACAAAGATTTTTTTATCACTGAATCATGGCAGCCTCATGTGGCCATTAAGATGGAATCAATCATTGTCAATGATGACCATCCTCCACATACAAAGATTGCTCAATGCAACACTCTTGAATTCCTCAAGCATAACAACTTTACAGCCTACAATTTTGAGACACATACTCCATGTGTAATGAACAGCAAAAAGTTAATTGACTTATTCGACAACATCAACTGGCAAGAGGATAATCACTTTATCAAGTCAATCTATTGTAATGTATATCAAGTACCATCCAAGCAAGGAATAAACTGTAAGGTCTCAGTTCCATCCATTGGCAAAGCTCAAGAATTCATTGCACTCCAGGGATGTTTCTCAACTGGTGATAATTTCTGGAATAAGTCAACTATTGACTGGATTAAAACGTACTCTTAGCTTCCTGTACCTCAACCTTATTCTGAGTTCCTGTGATATCAGATTCCAATACCACTACCTTAGCAGTTGGTACTTGTGCCTGTTGGCCTTGAGTTAATTGTGCCAAGTCAGTTGTTTGAGCATTGGTATTGGCAGTGAATGAACTTGCTCCAGCTCCAGCTGTACCACCGCCACCACCAGTACCTAATTGTGGAGGAGTTGGTGCAGAGCCAGCTTGATATTTCTGATTCATTACAGCCAATGCTTGAGTAATACCTATCAATGAAGCTGATGCAATTGCAGCAATACCAGCTGGTGATGGTGGAGGACCAAACTGAGCAATACCTTTAACAATTGCACTGGCTGTATCAATAGCAATCTGAGCTAATTTAATAGCTTTATCTCTATTGAATTGAGCCTTCTTAATCTTCTCCTCTTCATTATAAGCATTAAGTTGGATCTGATATTTTTGCTCTGCAAATTTCTTCTCAATCTCAGCCTTCTGATCAGCTGTCAATCCCTCTTGTTCTAATTGAGCTTTCAAATTTGCATCGAGATTTG